TAGAGCTTCTTTAGCTGCGTACAGAGATAAAGTGCTATACAAGAGGATGATGGAAGTCGAACAAGAGCAAACACAGAGTACACATTCTGTTGTAAAAACAACAAAGGAACGCCAAACTCTGGATTCCAAGGAGCTATTCGACATTATTCTCTCAGCAGTCACCCGAATGCGTAAGCTGTCAGATGCGTGTGATGAGTACTTGAAAGACCCTGATGACATCACCAAGTACTTCTTAGGTGAACATGAGCAAGAGATTGATGTAGTAGGTGATCGGATAAGCAAAGACGGCAAGCGGTACAAGGTCAAGAGACCATTGAGCGTGATACTGAGGCAACTAGAAGGTGCAGGATATAAGATAGAGAAGTTTAAGAGCAACTCTGCAGATCCCAGAATCCTGTTAGTCAAGGCAAGTGAGACACTTTCGAGACAGATGGACAGTATGGTGAACGCTTGGACCAAGATTGAATCACAACGTGTCTCCTTCTCCAAGAGCAAAGAGTGGGATGAGCTCACACGATGGCTACAAGACTTCCTTAAAAAATACCCAGAAGAGAGGCAAGCACTTGCAGATAGACTACGATCTTTATAGGACCATGCGCCATACTCTGGCATCAACACTGGATCCTGTAACATACTTAGGAGATCTAGGGTTTGACTGCTACCCCTGGCAGAAGGAAGTACTGTATCCCTACAAGCGTCTGATACTAAAATGCCCACGACAGTCAGGAAAGAGCACGATCATAGCCACCAAGGCAGGGCACAAGTGCAAACACCAGGCAAACTCTCTTGTGCTTCTCTTCGCTCCCACAGAGAACCAGGCTACAGAGCTCATGGAGAAGATAGGGGTATTTCTATCACAGGACCCTGAGATTGTGCTTGAACGCAATTCGACAGTAGAGAAGAGATTCCAGAATGGCAGCAGGATCAGGGCATTCACTGCCAACCCTACCAGTGCTAGAGGATACTCCAATCCTGATATGATCATCTTTGATGAGGCAGCATACGTAGAGGATGAGCTGTATCTTACCGTCCGTCCCATGATGACAGGTGGCAAGACAGAGCTGATCCTCTTATCAACGCCAAATGGTAAGAGAGGGTTCTTCTTCGAGACATGGACGGCCAAGAACGAGTGGAAGAAGATTCAGGTCGATGTGCCTGACATATTACATGCATACATGCCTTCCAAGTACCCTTTTGTAGATTATGAGAAGAAGAAACAACAGTTTGCAAGTCATGGTGTATCACTGTTCATGTCACCCAGGCACACGAAGGGTTTTTTAGCAGAAGAGCTTGATGTCCTGCAGGAGCACTGGTACAGGCAGGAGTATTGTGGAGAGTTTTTAGATGCACCGGATAGTGTGTTCGACTTTGATACGATATTACGGTCAGTGTCAGCAGATGAGCCAGCAATGGACCTTGACGGCATAACAGTGGCTGCTGATGATTCCAAAGCCATGTGGAGGTAAGTATGGATTTTTGTTTATCACAGGACCTTGGAAGAATAGGAGACTATCACGGCCAAGTACTCACAGAAACCAAGATGAAGGTGAGAGGGCGTACAGCAATAGCACGTGGATGGGATGAGGATGCTCACCAGGACATTATGTATCCCGAGATGGTAGTCAGGTGGATCGATCGCAACCAGGACAGCTATGACAAGCTTATAGAGGATACGAACCTCAGACTGCAGAAGCTGGAGATCTATGAGAACTGCTGGCATGTGGTTGATGCAACAGGGGTAGGCATACCTACAGTGGACTTCATGAGGAGGAATGGTCTTAATCCCATAGGGATATGGATTACAGCAGGGACCTCTGTTAACTCACAGGACTATGGATACACAGTTCCTAAGCTGGAGCTCATCAACACCTTGCAACTGGCATTCTCCAGCAACATGCTCAAAATCTCCCAGGGAGTGAACCAAGAGTACCTTAAGCAGATCCTACACGAGTTCCAGTATTACAAGGACAAGCGTAAGACAGGTGGCGGTATGGAGGCATGGAGAGAGACTGACCATGATGACCTTGTCATGAGTTTGGCAATCAATGTATGGTGGGTGCTGAAGATGAGTGGGATCAACCTGCTCCAAAGAAAGAAGTATGAGACTAATGACTACAGCAAGCAGCTGATATACTCGATGTAACGCACCCTATTATGGGTGCGATAGCAACACAGCAACTGTATTCATAGTGGACAACAAGATAGGATAGGTATATGGAAAAAGAATCACGTGTAAAAGAGATTAAGATCCTCTGGGATGGTCTGAAGAACGCAAGGACTAACCAGGAAGCTATGTGGGAGCAGATCACTAGATTCTGTGCTCCTGACCGGGACTTCTGGACAATGGTGAAAGAGCCTGTCCAAGAGTCACCAAGGCATGTGTTTGACGGCACACCGATCTCTGCGGTAAATCTTATGGCCAATGCCCTACAGGGTTACATGGCTTCCAAGAGCACAAAGAGCTTCAAGGTGGACCTTGAGAGTAACAAGACATTGAAATACCAGCCTTTCGAGGGAGTTATGCGGAAATATATGCAGGACCTTGAGGCTGGATTCTATTGGATGATAAAGCGATCAAACTTCTACGAGGCGATTAACCAGAGCTTCCGAGTCGGAGCTACCATAGCAACGATGGTGATGTATGTTGAGAAGGTCCCCGGTGAAGAGAAGGTTGTGAACATGGTGGTGGACACCAATGATGTGTGGATCTCTGAGAATGATGTGAAGGTGGTAGACACAGTCTTCCGCAGGATCAACATGACAGCGAAGGACATAATCAGACGATGGCCGGATGTGGATGAGACATTCAAGAAAAATGCAGAGAACAATCCTATGAAGCTCCATGAGATTCTCCATGCAACACTTCCTAGGGACACACGTGATGTGACCAAGATAGATAACATCAACAAGCCATTCGCCAGTTACTGGATCCTTACAGAAAAGGACATCATGCTCACTGAGTCAGGGTTCGACAAGAATCCTTATGTGACCTGGAGATGGTCCACACCTAATAAGAGTGCATGGGGCTGGGGACCTTCCCACGGTGCTATGGCTGAAGTGCTGAGACTGAACAAGATATCAAAGACCATGACCGATGCTGCAGAGATATCCGTATGGCCAGCATTGAACGTACCTGCAGAAGCTAAAGGAAAGCTTGATTTGAGGGCACGAGGGATGAACCCTTATGTAGACCCTTCCAGGATGATCACACCTATTCAGCAGGTAGGCGCATATCCAATTGGAATAGACCGAGAGCAAGCACTGACAAACGCTGTCAAGGAACACTACATGGTAGACATGTTCCTTATGCTCAACAGGTACCAGGACTCCAACAAGACAGCCACAGAGGTAATGGAGATGCAATCTGAGAAAGCTGCCATCATGGGAGCTATCACTGCAAGGATAGAGAGTGAGCTGTTTGACCCTCTCTTTGACAGATACTTTGAGATAGGTATGGAGAATGGGTGGCTTCCACTCCCTCCACCTGAGGCCTATGAGATGCTCCAGGGTGCTGACCTCAAGATTGATTATGTCGGTCCTATGAGCCAGATCCAGAAGAGATTCTATGAGATGCAGTCAGTTGACGCATCACTTGAGAAGATGATCAAGTTTGGCCAGTACATGCCGGGGATTCTTAACGTTCTTGATCCTTTAGAGGTTGGTATAAGGCTTGCAACAGGTGGAGATATCCCCGAGAAGCTTATCCGTACCCGTAAGGCGATTAAGCAGATTGAGGAGCAGGAGGCACAGGCCCAGATGGCACAGCTCCAAGCGCAGAACTCTCAGATGAACGCCAAGGCGATGAAGGATGTTGGGGACACCAACCAACAAGGTGTAAAGGAAATGGCATCTGGTATGGGTGGTAGCTCATGACCAACGAGGATCGGATAGAGACACTGTACACCAGGGTATTTTCCACAGAAGAGGGAAAGCAGGTGCTTGCAGACATATTGAACGATGTTGGCTTCTTCAGTCTCCATGACATGAATGAGCCTGCGGATATAGCAAGGTTGAACGTAGGTAGAAGAATCCTTAGCAAGATGGGTAGATGGACAGAGGATAACCTGTTTGACATCACACAAGTGTATGTCGCTGGGCACAAGGGCTTCTTTAAGAGGCTACTGCTCATCGGAAGGAGATTTAGAGATGATAAGTAAAGACCGTTTGGTGCTTATGGCACCAGATGCTGGGAATGACGGAGGGACGATCCTCACTGATGTACAACCGAATGCGGAAGGAGCATCAGAGAATCAGAACAAAGAGAACACCCAGACGAACAACCAACCGGAAGGAAGTGTCATGCCAGGATGGGTTAGCGGTGTTGAGGCAGAGTATCGAGACTTTGTCAAAGACTACAAGAAGCCCACTGATTTCATTAAGGCAGCAAAAGGGTGGAATGAGAAATCACAAAACTCTATTGTCAAGCCAGAAGAAGGTGCAACGGCTGTAGAGGTCGAGGCATATCGTAAGGTTATGGGTATACCAGACAAGGCCGAAGGGTACGAGCTTCCTGAGAGCGAACTGATGGGCAAGGAATTTGCCACAGCACAAAGGGATTTCTACCACAAGAACAACTTGTCGGGTGAGCAAGCGAGTGCAGTGCATCAGGCACTGATATCGCAAATGGAGAAAGGCGTAGACACCCTCCAGAAGGCAAACGCACAGGCTAGGCAAGACGCTGAGACATCGCTGAAGGGAGAACTTGGAGACAAGTACAACCAGACGCTGTCAGATGCCAAGAATGCTGTCCGTAGGTTTGCAAGCAAGGAAGATGTCGAATATCTCACCAAGACCGGCTTAGGAAACGATGCTGGAATTATCAAGATGTTTGCCAACATACAAAAGCAGATCGGAGGAGACTCCCTGCTGAGTATGCCAGGAAGCTCACCAGCTATTAATGAAGCGAAAGAACGCTTCCCCAACAGTCCCAGTCAGTGGGATCAATAGCCTACTATAGTGAGGAAATAACATGGCAACTTTAACACAGCCACAATTGACCCTGTCAGAACAGATCAAACAGATCGGTCCTAAGGGTAACCTCTTGGATGTCATCAACGTGATGTCCCAGGTGAACGAGATTGACATGGATGCGCCATATGTAATGGCGAACGATCGCTTCAGCGATGTATCATCCAAGGTCATCAAGCTTCCCCCTATCGGAACACGGAGAATCAACCGTGGATCTGCTGGTGGTGTGGGAAGAACCGCACAGCACAGGGAATTCATTGAGATTCTCGAAGCACGTCCTTTCATCGATACTCTTCTTCTGGACAGCGAACCAGACGGAGGGTCCCAGGCTCGCTTGAACCAGAT